CCAAAGAGCAATTGTAACTTTTAACAAAAGAGTTGAACCACTACTTGTTGTGTTTAAACAAGAAATTAGAGACTCACTTCTAGTTAAGAATCCAGAAGAAAGACCATTCTTCACCAAAGACCAATGTGACCTTATCAATGGTATTCCATTTGATGATGGTGATCAAGATGATATTGAGAAGGACCTTATTATGATGGAACAAGGTGAAGTTGACTTTTGGAAAAACGTAGGTATTGACCCAAATTACATATATGAATTAGCTGAAGATGGGTGGGAAGAATTAATCTAACTCATCTTCAGACCGTCAGAACTTAATATGTACCAGTTACCCTCAACGAATTGGAAGTGAACACAAGCACCTTTTTCTAAAAGGAGTTCGTCCCATTCTTCATCAATTGCACCAACATCTGATTTAATTAGAACTGTTGTAAGTGATTTAATTGTAATTTTTTCATTCTCACTTGAGTTAAGTGTCACTTCAGAACCTTCACCCTTAACAACAAGTAATGTTTCTAGACCAGTTGTGTAAATAGGGTCTGATATTATTTTTTGAATTTCTTTTGGCAACTCAATTGGTTTTGGTTGTTCAACAATAGTTTGTGTTTGATATCTTACAACATTCTTTCTTGGTGTAAGATTTTCTACTCTAAATCCACTCATTATATTACATAAATTTGTCTCGGCATCGCTCTAAACTTGAGCTGTTTATTTAAGTTTTCAGCAATAAGAGCCTCCCTTTCCATAACCTTTTCAGGTTTCAATCTTGTAAGTCTTCCTTCAGCACCAATTAGTTCTTCAATTAATTTTGACTTTTCATCTTTGGCTTCAGTTGCAAGTGAGGTATAATCCATTGTTAAATCACCACCATCACCAGTTTTTAAGTTACCACTAAATTTTCCACGAACTCTAGATAATGTTTCTTTACAATATGCGATAAACCATCTTCTAACCCAAACTTGTGCTGGATTATTTAACTCATCCCAGTTCATTTTGTCAAACGGAACATCAGATGGTAATTTAATAATATCCGGATTATCGGCCAGACACTTATCCTTGTCACCATCAGTTGTGTCATAATACCAATACCAAACTCTACCCTTCATAAGGGTTGAGTTACCAAAGTCAAATTTACCACCTGGTGTGTTCATTAAGTGAACCGCCTTTTTCCCACCCGGAAGAGCGGTTACTCTATAAGTTAAATCACCAGCAATAATTCTTCTTTGTATATTAATTTCTTGCATCCTTAAAAGCATATCAAAAGCTGGCATCATAAAGTAACTACCAGATAAGTTACCAACTTGAGCGTAACCTGCTGGACCAGCAATACCACCACCAGCGATACCCCCAAAAGCCCAAGGATCAAATAACATATTGTTCATTGTTGCTGGCGTAAACCACAATAATTCATTTAATTCTCTACCCGCCGGTATTTCATATATCTGTTGATTTGGTACTAATTGTATATAATCTTTTTTTAATTCCCATTCACCACCGGCCTGCAAACCAACTATCTTAGAATAGGCGTAAGTATATCTTGTTTCATAATCCAAACTTCTAGTCGTAAAAGCCCTACTTAAAGATTGCGTATCCAGATTTAAGTTATTAAGAGCGGTCCATTGAGATTCAATTAACCAATCTTGGACATACTGTGAATATTCATCAATTGAGAATTCAAGTAATGTATCCATTTGTTCGTCCTCTAATTCCACACTTCTTTGTGGGGCACCAAGTAAATGTCTTACTTTAGTATATAGTTGACTTCTTTGTGGTTCACCAATAATTGCCATAATGATTTTATTATATAAATACTTTAATATCTTATTTAAGTATTCTTCTAATATCTAATTTGAATCTTTCATTTTTTGATAAATCCCTAATAATATCTTGTGGGATATTGTCACCTAATCTTGGGACTCCATATTTTTCACCCATAGTGTTAAAAATATTTACAATTTCTTTTGTTTTTTCATTACCAATTAAAAATTCGGCATATTGTTCTTGAGTAACAATCGGAAACTGAATAAACCCACTTTTGGTTGTACCCATTTTAAGTATTTTAGCCGAATAGGATATTGTTTGAGCTTCAGCTGATCTTCCAGCTTTTAGAATTCCTGGTGTTTTAGCAAGTTCAATTAGACGAGCTTTATCATAGTAGTATAAATCAACCCCAAGATTTTGTGAGTTTGGTACACCAACAAGTAATCCTGTAATATCAATAAGTAATTTGTTTAAAATATCTTCACCTTGATTTTGTATATCTGAATTTTCGTGTGTTACAACTAGTTCTAAAAAATTTGGAAATTGAGTTAACCCACTTAATATATATTTATTTTCTTCTGACCCTTCGTATTTCTCAACAAAATCTTTAACCCCAGTCCTAATACTTTTAAGTGATATTCTTTCATTAGTGTCTCTAACTACTTTACAAGAAATTAAATCTCCCTCTGATGTTGAGATATCATAAGGAGACGATAAGCTTGTTGCTAGTTCACCATCAAGAAATCCGGTAACCATACCCTCAAAGTCAAAACCTCTAGTTTTGCTTTTAATAAATCTTTGAAAATAATTATTAAATCTATATTTTGATCTTTCAGAAACAGTTGATAAATCAAGAGTCATAAGTCCACTTATAGTCCTATTAAAGTCAAGGTTCCCCCTTGAAATTTCAGCTGTTGTAATGTTGTTAATTGCTTCGGCTCCTGCCTCAGCATCTAATGGTATAAGTCTAATTTTTTGTAATTCACGACTCATAATTTTTTTCAGATCTGGTTGTAAATCCTCGTTTTCTAATAAAATTTTCATATATGATTCATTTAACTTTTTTGTTGTCTTTGAAACAAAAAGTTCATTTACAAATTCCCAGTTTACAGAATTCCAGAAATTTTTAATGTATTCATCCCTTTTATTTCTATACTTCAAATAATAAGCATGCTCCCATAAATCTAAACCTAAAAGTGGATATCCACCATCTTTAATAACATTCATAAGTGGATTATCTTGGTTTGGTGTTGACATAATTTTAAGTCTATTTGTCTTTGTTAAAACAAGCCAAACCCATCCGGACCCAAATCTTTCTTTAGCAACATCATTGAATTCATCTTTCATTTTTTTGATGTTACCATATTGTTTTGTAATTTTTTCTAATATCTCACCTTTTGGTAATTGTTTTTTTGGTGATAACATTTTCCAAAATAACGCGTGATTAAAAGCACCACCAGCATTGTTTCTAACTTTAGTGTTAAACTTTGATATTGTTTTTACAATATCCTCAAGCTCCATTTCACCTTTTTTATTAGAAAGAGCGTCATTTAATTTTTTGACATAACCTTTATAGTGTTTGTTGTAATGAATATCCATTGTTTCCGGATCCACAAATTGTTTTAAAGCTGAATATGAATAAGGTAATTTTTCAATACCGATTTTTTTCATTTCGGTTAAAAACTCACCTTTAATATTTTCCTTTTCCTTTAATAAGATTTGCTCGTTAATCAGATTTAACTTATTATTTATACCTTCGTACATTAACTCTTCTTTTTTTGGAAACTCCTTTTCAAACTGTTTAATTGCAGAACCAGCTTTTGCGTTTGCCTCATCTTCAAGGGGACCACCAATATCTTGTTTTGGTTTTTTACCTTGGATTTTAATTTGTCTTTCGTGTATCCATTCGTGAGCTAATGTTCTTACAATATCCCTATTCATTCTGTCTTTAGTGAAAATCTTAAGTTCAGAATCTTGTGTCCTACTACCTGTGGACATTTTACCATATCTTTCACCGGTAAAAATAATAGTAATATCATCCTTTAAAGGATACTTCTTCTGTAAGAACTTAATAAAATCGTTCATAAGTTCTTTGTCCTTTTCAGACATATCACATTTTACGTGTTTTACTTTAACTCTCATTTATATAATAAATATACAAATTAGGTTATTTCTACCTTTTTGAGTTTATAAGATTTAGGATTTCTTCAACAACGTCAAAAGATTCTGTAACCTCATCACCCATTACAGTCCCTATTATTTTTTTCTTTGTATTTAAAATATCATACACAACACCTTCTATTGTGTTTTCAAATATTGGGTAATAAACAAGTACATTATTTTTTTGACCATATCTGTAAGCCCTATCTTCAGCTTGTGCGTGTTCCGCAGGAACAAAAGATAAATCATTCATTATTACAACTTCGGCTGAGGTTAATGTAAGACCAACACCAGCGGCTTTTAAGTTACCAACAAAAACTTTAATTTTTTCATTATCCTGGAATTGATCAACAGCATATTGTCTTTGTACTTTATTACAACTACCATCAAGATACACCGATTCTTTACCAAAGTGATTATGAATTAGTTGTAGGGTATCGGTAAAATTTGTAAATATGATTACTTTTTTTCCTTGGTCTATAATATTTTGTGCGAACTCAATTGTGTCTTTAACTTTTTCATTTGCGATTACCTTTCTTACTTTCATAAGTTTTGTGAACTGAATTGTAAGAGATGATGATTCTTCTTTTTTGTTTTTTAACCACTCGTAGTACTCACCCATTAAATCTTTATACTCTCTTGATGAGGTTCTTAAATAAACCGGGGTTATTATTTTTTCAGGTAAATCTAACACCTCTTCTTTTAATCTACGAAGAATTTGTTTTGATGTCCTATCTCGGAGTTCTTCAAGATTTGAAGCCCCGGTTACGTTCCTTACTTTTCTATTACCAGCTCTAAACTGATACCCCTGACAATAACGAATTGCATACGCCATCCAGTTTTGTGCCACCGGACTTTCAATAATATTAAGAAGATTATAATAGTTGATTGGTCTTGATGTCATTGGTGTTCCAGTCAAAAGCCAAACTTGTTTTATATCTTTAACAAAATTGTTAATAATTTTTGTTCTTTGAGCTTGAGCGTTTGAAACCATATGGGCTTCATCTAAAATTACTAAATCATATTTTGTTTTAACAAGTTCAGAATTTTCTTTGTCTTTAGGATCGTAAAAGTTTTTTAATATGTCATAGTTTACAATTGTAAAATCTTCATCTGTTGAGTATTTTTTTCCTTCACAAATGTAAACACTCCTATCGGTATAGTTTTTTATTTCTCTTTCCCAGTTAATTTTAAGTGACGCTGGACATATGATTAGAATTTTTTTAGCACCAGTCTCAAGAGCTCCAATAATTGTAGAGGTTGTTTTTCCAAGCCCCATATCGTCTGCCAATATAAATCTTTTTGACCCAACAAGTTTTTCTATCGCTTCTTTTTGGTGAGACAAAGGTGGTCTGTGACCATATTTAGAATAATCAATATCAACCTTTTCTATCGTATGTGATTTTATTAATGATGATTTTGGTACCCAAAATTCTGATAAATTATCCTTCTCAAAGAACTTACCCCAAATATGGTAGGACTTATCTTTTTCAACAAGTAGTTTTTCAATATAAACTTTTTCTGGTATTTCAAGTAGGTATCTATCTTTAGCAAACTTATTTGCAAAATAAGAATCAAGATCAACCCACTTCCTTGCAACCTTTGGTTTTACATCAAAATAATTAATAATATAATCAGCCTGAGTTCTTGTGGGGTAGAACTTTTTATTTACATCCTTTTTTGATTTCATATAAAGGATATAATTGTTAGCACCACTATACGAGTCTAACAAATCAAGAGCTTTGTGTTCTATTAGATTATTTTTTAAATCCAAAACTAAATAATATATATAAAAATAAACAAAAAAAGAATATTTATCAATAAATAATCAATATGGAAAATAGAATTCCTGTAACAAGACTTGGTAAATTTTTTGGGGATACCGATTTTAATCTTGAAATAGAAATGGGTCAAGAATGGTTAATTGGTGATTTAAATTTTACTTGTGTGTTATATAAAGTTGATAGGTTAAAAACAAAAACAGATGATGTGTATGGTGAAACTGTTTCAGATGGTATAAAGTTTTTACCACCAATTGAGTTTAATGCGTATATCCAAGTATTGGCACCAGAAAATAAAACGGTTGGAACAACAAAAAATGCACAACTTGAACCCGGAAACATTACGATATCTGTTTATCTAAAAACTTTAGAAGATTTAGGGATTGATATTGATCTTGGTGATTATATAGGATATTATGATAGTGAAAATTTTTTAAGATATTATACTGTTGTAAATGATGGTAGAGTAACTTCTGATTTTAAACACACATACAGAGGAATTCGTCCATTCTATAAAAGTATCACTGCGGCTCCTGTTGGACCTAATGAATTTAGAGGATTATAATAAATGGCTTTACCTAAAAAAATAAAAAAATATATCCCACTTACGGAGGAAAAAACTCTTTTACCTAGAAGAAGAGAACTTCGTGATATGATTGAGGCCGATGGAACATTTCTTCCTAAAAGTTTACTACATGCAGATCTTGATAGAGGGTTTTTAGATTTTGTAAGAGACCAACTAACATGTGTTGTTGAGGGAAAAACAATTCCAATGATTGATATTTTAATTACAACACAAAACTGGGCACAATTTACAGAGACTTGGGACTTCCAAAACATTGATAAAAATACAGAACCACCATTCATAACGGTAATAAGAACTCCGGAGGTCAAATACGGAAATAATCCGGCGATAGTTTATAATATTCCGAATAGAAAATTATACTTTTATATGAAAGTACCAACTTGGGACGGAAATAAAAATGGGTATGACATTTATAAAATACCACAACCGGTTCCTTGTGACATTACATATACAGTTGCAATTGTTTGTAATAGAATGAGAGAGATTAATAAATTTAATCAAATTATTCTTGAGAAATTTTCATCATTACAATCTTATCAAACAATAAAAGGACATTATATACCATTAAAACTTAATAGTATTGCTGATGAATCGGTGATGGAACTTGAAAAAAGAAAATACTACATTCAAAAGTATGAATTCACAATGATGGGATTTTTAATTGACGAAGATCAGTTTGAGGTAAGTCCCGCAATTACAAGGACGTTTCAAATATTTGAAACTGAAACTCCATATAAGAAAAGAAAGAAACGACAAGAAAATCCACCGGAGCCACAGGTGTTTGAATTTGTATTCCCAACAACAACCGATGAAACTGAGGAGTTAATTAATTACACATTTAATTTAGAACTTATGTCATCTGAAAATGTAAGTTCATTCCAAGTTTATATTAATGGTGATTATTATGGTGAAAATCTTAGTCAAATACAAATCAATACAAACGATACTTTATCATTACAAATTGTTAGGGTAAATGCTACTGAGGTTGCAAAGATAACATACATGCAACAACTAATTTAATTCTCTCCGTAGATATCTCTTTTTTCTTTACATTTCTCAAAGATTAAGTTCTCTAAAAACTTATACATTTTGATACCACGTTTATCACAATAACTCTTTAGAGTGTTATGAGCTTCAACAGAAATCTTTAAATTTTTTATCTTTTTTGGCTTATTTTCCATAGGTAGAAAAAAGGTAGAAAAAATTCTTACCAAAATATAAATAGTTTATAAGAAGTAAAGTTTTTACGAAAATTACTAATATTTATTATTAAAATAAATTAATAAAACATTTTTAAAACTATGGCTACTAACAGTAAAGTTTTTGTATCACCAGGTGTGTACACTTCTGAAGTAGATTTGAGTTTCGTTGCACAAAGTGTTGGTGTTACCACATTAGGTATTGCCGGTGAGACTTTAAGGGGTCCAGCATTTGAACCAATCTTTGTTAAGAACTACGACGAATTCCAAGTTTATTTCGGTGGAACTTCACCAGAAAAATTTGTAAATACACAAATCCCTAAATATGAAGCGGCATATATTGCTAAGTCATATTTACAACAATCAAATCAATTATTTGTAACAAGAATATTAGGATTATCCGGATATGATGCGGGTCCATCTTGGTCAATTGTAACTAAAGCTAACTTAGATCCTAAAACATTGGATTATTTTTGTTTAAGTGGTGTAACAGTTGATTGTGAACCAGTATGTGTTGTTAAAAAAGAATTGTCATTCTCAATTCCTTTTAGTGCTTGTACACTCAATCCAACTAACGTATTATTCTTAGGTGCTTTTCCGTCTGACATTGAAAGTATGTTGACTGAGGAATATGAAGAGTTAGATGGTGACATCACAACTCTTGATGACCAAATTAGTTTAATGGTCTCAGATGTGATAACAAGTAGTAACCCATCAACTGCGGAAGATGAGGTTGTTTACTATTTTGGTGCTATACCAGAAAGTGATTACACATATTTAAGTACAACAGGATATACACAAGAAACAAATGTTTTTGGTGTTGAGTCAATTCCTTTTGAATCTTTAGACACTTCATCACCACTTAACGATGCTTGGTATTATGCCCTTATGGACAATGTTGGTTCAGGTCTTTATACTGGTTATTCATTCTTTACAACAGTAACGGATTTAACAAATATAACACCGGTTACAACCACAACAACAAGTGCGGCACCAACGCCAACACCAACACCAGATCCTTGTGTTACTTTAACTCCAGTTCCACCAACGCCAACACCAACAGCCCCAATTGTAAATGAGTGCTATTCTGGTAATGTTACTGGTGTTATCTATTATTACACTGGAACATCATACACTGAATATGATGACTTAGTTGTTGTAACTTTAAGATCAAGAGGTATCTCAACTTATAGTACTGATGTTAACCCAGTTTACGAAATCACTGGTGTTACTGATGTTACTTTAGATATGACAGGTGTTTATTCTTCAGTTAAGAAAAATCCTTTCGCTAAATTTGCAATCAATGCGACAAATAAAGTTGGTACTGATTTTGACTTTGAGGTTTCATTGTCTTCAAACGACTCTAAAAATATCAATAAAGTATTTGGGAAAAGTAACTTTGGTAAACCAAGATTACAAACACCACTTATGGTTGAAGAAAATTTCCAAACTCTTTTAAGTTATGGATGGAATAAAGGATTTATTAGAGGATTAAGTTCTGAACTTGTAACAACAGAAGAAGCTCAAGCAAATGACCCTAATACAATTGGATGGTATTTAGATAGATTCCAGTCCCCTGTAACACCTTGGGTTGTTTCTGAAGTTAGAGGTAATAAAGTATTCAACTTATTTAAAGTTTATAGCATTTCTGATGGTAATTCAGCAAACACTGAAATTAAAGTGTCAATTTCTGATATTTCATTTAATAATTTAACATTCACATTATTGATTAGAGATTATTTTGATAGTGATGCTAACCCAACAGTTCTTGAAAAGTTCACAAATTGTTCTATGAACCCACAAGAAAATAATTTCATCGCTAAAAAAGTAGGAACTCTTGATGGTGAATACGTGTTGAATTCTAAATACATTTTAATAGAGATGAATGAGGACGCACCAATTGACGCTCTTCCTTGTGGATTTAGAGGTTATACATTTAGAGAATATCCGGGAGTAACATCTCCATTCCCAGTTTACAAAACTAAATATGATATACCTGGTGAAGTTGTTTATAACCCACCATTTGGATTATCTAACGGAATTGACGATGTATTTACAAGTCCTGGGGATAACGTAAGAAGAACATATCTTGGACTTTCATCATTCTGGGGTTACGATAGTGATTTCTTCCAATATAAAGGAAAAAGACGACCTCTTAATCTTTGTACTGGTGAAGGTGTTGAATGGGATTTCCAAACAAAAGGATACCATATGGACCAATTCGCTAGTGCTGTAACAATTTCAAGTGTTTACGCATCATCTGGAACTCCAGCGTTTGAGGTTGGTAATACATCATTCTCTTCTGAACCAACTGACCCTGAGAATCCTTACTACAGATTAAACTCAAGAAAATTCACAGTATTTGTTTATGGTGGATTTGACGGATGGGACATCTATAGAGAATATAGAACAAACGCAGATAAGTTTACTCTTGGTAGATCTGGTTTCTTAAAAGGAGCGTGCACATCAACAAGATACCCTAATGGTACTGGAAACGGACTATTCAAACAAATATCTATCGGTGATGGTAGTGTGGAATACGGTAACACAGATTACTATGCTTATATGTTAGGTATTAGAACATTTGCAAATCCTGAAGCTGTTAACATCAATGTATTTACAACACCGGGTATTGATCTTTACAATAACTCCGGTCTTGTTGAGGGTACAATTGATATGATTGAGAACGAAAGAGCTGACTCACTTTATGTAACAACAATGCCAGACTTTAATATGTTCCAAGCAACAACAACTGAATCTGATGGTTTAATTTACCCACAAGAAGCTGTTGACTTGTTAGAAGAAACAGGAATTGATTCTAACTACACAGCAACTTATTATCCTTGGGTATTAACAAGAGATACTGTGAATAATACACAAATCTACATACCACCAACAGCTGAAGTTACAAGAAACTTGGCGTTAACTGATAACATTGCATTCCCTTGGTTTGCGGCCGCTGGTTATACTCGTGGTATTGTTAATGCGGTTAAAGCTCGTAAGAAGTTGACACAAGAAGATAGAGATGTTCTTTACCTTGGTAGAATTAACCCAATTGCAACTTTCTCTGATGTTGGTACTGTAATCTGGGGTAACAAAACTCTACAAGTAAGAGAATCTGCTCTTGACAGAATTAACGTAAGAAGATTGTTACTACAAGCTCGTAAGTTGATTTCTGCGGTTTCTGTAAGGCTATTGTTTGATCAAAATGATCAACAAGTAAGACAGGACTTCTTGAATGCGGTTAACCCAATTCTTGATGCAATTAGAAGAGATAGAGGTTTGTATGACTTTAGAGTAACAGTTTCTAATAGTACAGAAGATTTAGATAAAAACCAACTTGTTGGTAAAATCTATATCAAACCTACAAAATCTCTTGAATTTATTGACATTACCTTCTACATCACACCAACAGGTGCTTCGTTTGAGGATGTGTGATAAAAATAGAATAAGGAAAAAGGGGGACAAGTTCTCCCTTTTTTTATTTATATAATATTTATTATTATGAATCACAAAAAATTAGTTAGAGAAATTCTTTTAGAGATGAAAAGCAATAGAAAGTTAAGACTCTATGCTTTTGACTGGGACGATAATATTTTACAAATGCCGACCAAAATCAAAATGGATCAAAAAGTTGGTAAAAGATGGAAACCAATTGAGGTGTCAACTGAAAAATTTGCGGAGATTAGAACAGAACCAGATTATAGAGTAAGAAATAACAACCCAAAAGAGGCTTTTATTGATTTTACATTACCGGACACTTTTTTAAGAGACTCAAAAGAGGCAATACTTAAAAATAAAAAATCCCCAAGTTTTAACAAATTTAAAGAAAGTTTAATTTACGCTAATCCATTTTCAATTATTACAGCTAGAGGTCACAACCCAGAAGTACTTAAAAAGGGTGTTAAAATGTTTATTCATTTAGTATTGTCACCAGAAGAAAAAGAAAAAATGTTAGAAAATATTATTGACACTTTAAAACACGAAAATGAATTTAGTGATGATTTTATTGAAAAATTAGAGTATTTGGATAAAAATCAAATTCTTGATTTATATCTTGACGAAAAAGGGGATTACTACCCGGTTTCATCTCCGGAGTTTGGAGAAAGATTTGGTTTAGAAGTTAGTGGTGGTGCGGCAAACCCTGAACATAACAAAAAGGTGGCCCTCGCGGACTTTATTTCAAAATATGACGACTTAATTAGAAGTGGCAAATATGTTAGTGCTTCATTAGGGTTTTCAGACGATGACCCAAGGAATGTTAAAGCTATGATAGAATTTGTAAGAAATGAATTATCAAGGATGTATCCAGAAGTTAAATTTATAATTCAAGATACTTCAGAAGGAGGATATACAAAAATTCATATAGAAACTGATAATAAAGAAGAGGAATTAAATGAAGGAATAATAATAGAGAACTTAATTAATAGAATTGTATCCAAAATTAAATCAAAGTAAATAGAAAAAATTTATTACGGATATATTTATAATAAAAAATAAACATAATTAAAAATTAAAAAACTATGGCTGATTTATTAATGAAGATGCCGGTTCCGTATGAGCCCAAACGACAGAACAGGTTTATCTTGAGATTTCCATCAAGTTTGGGTATAAATGAATGGTATGTAGAAAGTGCGTCTCGGCCTTCAATAAAAATAAACCCAACTGAGATTCAGTTCCTAAACACCTCAACATATGTTGCAGGTAGATTTACTTGGGATGAAATTTCAGTTAAATTCCGTGACCCAATTGGACCATCAGCCTCACAAGCACTTATGGAATGGGTTCGTTTATGTGCTGAATCAGTAACTGGTCGTATGGGTTAT